CCAAGGAGTCGCTAAATCAATGGGTTTGAATATCCGTTGGGGCGGTGACTGGGATCAAGATACCAAAACAAAGGACAATAAGTTTGACGATCTCGTACATTTTGAGATAAGGGAGTAGATATGTCGCTAGTAAATATAATTTCGACTTCAAAGGCATTAGCAGCTTTATGGAAAACACATTTGGGAAAAAGAGGTATTTCTTCTGTAGCACAAGGACTCTTAGAGAAGTCAGTTCGAAAAAAAGGATGGACTCAATTGGCACCAAAGGCGTTTTTACAGGAAATAAATAAATCACATGCTTTGAATAGAGTAAAGAATGTAATGCCAAAAGTTAAGATTCAAGAAGCTGGTATGGCAGTGAAACAAGCTGCTAAAAATAATCCGAAGCCTCAGGTCAGATTAGCTAATAAGGCTGAAAGTAAGAGGCAGAAGATGAAAAGATTAGGTTTTAAAGTTAAAAAAGACCCTAAAGTTAGGGAATATTAAGGAGTAAGTAATGGCTGACGATAAGAAAAAGACGGCTAAAAAACCTGCTAAGAAGGCAGAAAAGAAGACCCCAGTTATAACTCGGGGCACCTATACCCAGCGTGGTAAGGGTAAGTCTTAATCGTACTTTGTGCGAATAGAGATAACCTCAGGTAAAGAATACCCAGTTTATACAGCGGAAGAAGCTGATGAGCTGGGTTTGTCTTATAAGCACCCTTTCTTAGCAGAAGAGGGTGAGTATGGTGTAACTGAAGAGGGAGAAGTATCCTTATGCCTCAAGAAGAGCACATTGAAAACTGGTAGGATAAAGGTCAAATATCCTTGGGGATTGGCTATTATGACCAATAAAGATGCCTCTGTTAAATCTACGGGGCGTCTAAATAACTATACATTGTCTGGAAAAGATAATCGTGGTAAGTATATAAAGGGAAAGTATCATTTTCAGAAGTTAGCATACTATATGGCACAGCCGGGTATGACTAAAGAGAGGGCTATTAGTTTAGTATATGGCCCTATAAGGAGAAGTAAAAAACATCATATAACAAGAACGATAAGAACAAAGGAGTTTGGAGATATGGTAAAGGAAGAACTAGATCAGATTCTAGATAAGTTTCCTATAGGTAAAATGGATACTGCAAAAGCATTAGCTGCAGTATTAGATAAAGTAATGGATTGGGATGCCGATGAAAAAATGGGCCCAGAGGGTGATCCCAAGATAGCTATATCTGTACTTGATAGACTTATGGATATGAATAGTATGAAAAATAAGAACAAGGTAATTACTACTAAACAGATAGAAGCATCTACTGTTCAGAATACCTTGGCAGATATTCAGGAGCAGAAGAAATTGTTTAAAGCAACTCAAACGGAGGAAACTCATGGGGTGGAACCGCATGCAGAAGAAGAAGAAGAAAGTAGTTAAAAGGAAAAAACGTGGAAGCTATAAGTCAAAACGGGCTTCAAAGCCCAAATACTGATTACGAAGCAGTCTATGCTCTCGCTAAGGAGAAGAAAGAATTCCAGCGAGATATAGGATGGTTTGGTAAATATTGCTTCCCAAAAGCTCTTGCTAAGGACACGCCACCTTTTCATCGTAATATATATAAATATCTAAAAGACTATGATATGGCACGTGTTTTGATTGCTGCACCTCGAGGAACAGCTAAGAGCACTGTGTGTAGTCTTATCTATCCTATGTATAAATTGGCTTATAAGAAGCCAGAAGAAGATTTATTTATTGTAATAATATCAGAATCGCAGGCTCAGTCTATAAACTTTCTGAGTCGTATAAAATATCATTTGGATCATAGTGAGAACTTTATTGATATATTTGGTGATTTTGGTTCAAGCACTGCCCGAAGATGGACTGGTTCTGACATTATATTAAAGAATGGTGCTCGTATTGTTGCTGTGGGGACTGGTCAAAGAGTTCGTGGATTCATTGAGGGAGATACGAGACCTAATGTTATTATTGTAGACGATTTCGAATCTGAATTAAATGCACTTACCGCTGAAGCTCGGACAAAGAATAGGAAATGGATGACAGAAGCAGTTATACCTTCTCTCTCTGATGATGGAAGGATTGTTATGATTGGTACTGTTATTTCTGAGGATTGTTTCTTATATTGGGCTAAAGATAGTCCCGCTTGGAATGTTTTATGGTATAGTATCTGGGACGATGATGAGAAGAGTATCTGGCCTGAGAGGTTCCCTAAGAAGAGAATCCTTCAGATAAAGAGTGAATTTGAGAGTGTGGGGAATATTAATGGATTCTATCAGGAATACATGAATATTGCTCAGTCTCCAGATGATGCTCCTTTTAAGCCAGATTACATAAAACTTCATCATTACGACTACGAAATGATAAATGACCAATCGTGTTTGGTAAGGAGTATAAGTGATGAGAAGAAAATTATACCCGTTGAACTCTATACGGGAGTTGACCCTGCATCTAGTCTTAGTGCCCGTGCTGACTTTTTTGTTATTGCTACCGTTGCTATTGATGCTGATAATAATAAGTACATTGTCGACATTTTTAGGAAAAGACTCGATCCTGCGGAACAACCTCAAAAGATTATTGACATTTATGAAAGATACCATCCAAAGAGAATGAAAATTGAAACCGTTGCATACCAAGAAGCGTTAAGAAGTGCGACAAGGGCAATTATGCTAGAAAAGAATCTATACATTCCCGGTCTAGAGAAGGGTGTAAAACCTAGGACTAGGAAAAGTGAGAGGCTCTTATCCTTGGTTCCTGCTCTTGCGAAGGGTGAGTTTTTCTTTAGACCTCAGGATTTAACTGCTCAGCAAGAGTTCTTATCTTATCCAAAAGGTAAGAATGATGATATAATGGATGCTATTTGGACAGCTTTGGAGGGATCAAGGCCATGTAGGGTAAAATCTGATGAATTTGACCCTAAAGCAGAACTTGAAGTAAAAAGAAATAAAATACTTGACTGGTTGACTATGTAGGTTGTAATATTTAATGATGGCTTACAACTCAAAATCTGCAAAATCAGGTAAAAAACTCGTTGATGAAACCCAGCAACTGTGGAAAACATACTCACAAAAGCGGGAAACATGGGCAGCTCATGCTCAAGAAGATAAGGAGTTTAGACTTGGAAAACAATGGACTTCTGACCAAAAACGTATACTAGAGGAGCGTGGACAAGCTGCTATAGTAGTAAATCGTATCCATCCAGCAGTTGAAGCTGCGAAAGCACTTATTACTGCTAATAAGCCTTCATTTAGAGTTTCCCCAAGAGAAGATAGTGATAATAAAGTAGCTCAAGCAATAAATGGGCTACTTGAATATATGTGGTCAGTTTCTGAAGGTAATACCATGTTAAGACGGGTAGTCGATGATTACTATGTAACTGGTATGGGGTGTGCACTTGTCTATGTTGATCCTATGATGGATATGGGTAAGGGAGAAGTATGTATACATGATATAGACCCATTAGATGTTTATATTGATCCTAATTCTCGTGACCCATTTGCAGGTGATGCAGAAAATATAATTATATCGAGACTCTATACAAAGGATCAGGCAAAAGCATTGTATCCAATGTATGCTAAGGCTATTAGTAATGCGACTACAGATAATTTTATGACAGACAGACCTACAACTAGTAGGGAAGATGATGGTGAAACGACTTGGCCCGAGACTCCACAAACTCAAACATTAGTTAGTTTCGGTGATAGTGATGAATATATTAGAGGATATGAAAGATATTATCCATTATTAATAGATCACTATCGTGTATTTGAGAGTATGACTGGGGATGAAGATTTATTAGATGAAAAAGAATATACTGAATACCTACAGCAACCTGCTTGGATTGTTCAGGGACAAGTGATAGTTGAACCAGAACAGGCAAAGCAAATTATACAGCAACTTCAGCAGATGTATGCTCAGAAAGTAGAAGAGGGCAGGGCTCAGGGGAATCTAGAATTGCCTCAGGAACCCGATGTGCAGGAGATTACTTTCAAAGACTTAGTAGATCAGGGCCAAATAGAGGTAGTAAAAGTTCCAACGAAAAGAATTAAACAATGTGTCATAATGGGCGATAAGCATCTATATTCTCGTATCCTTCCTATTGATCAATATCCTCTTATATTCTTTATGAATCAGCATACTCGTACCCCCTACCCTATGTCGGATGTTCGCATGGTAAAAGGTATGCAAGAGTATATCAATAAAACGAGAAGTTTGATTATTGCCCATGCGACCACGAGTACGAATACAAAGATTTTGATACCATCAGGTTCGGTAGATATGAGGGAGTTTGAGCAGAAGTGGGCCCAGCCCGGAGTAGCCATCGAAGTAGACTTTGATCAGGGCCAACCAACCCCAGTTCAGCCAACTCCCCTACCGAATGAATTGTATTCTAATGAAAATACAGCTAAGAATGATATTGATCATCAGCTTGGCCTTTATGAAATGACTATGGGTAACTCTCAAGTTGCTCCTCATACTTACAAAGCTACGGTAAGTCTTGATGAATTTGGTCAGAGGAAGATGAAAAGTAAGCTTGCTGATATAGAAGCTGGTCTAAATAGAATAGGACAGGTAGCTATCCCTATGATGCAACAATTATACACGACTCAGAAGATCATTAGGTTATTGCAACCGAATAACTCAATGACTGAGTATGCTATAAATAAGAAATTATTCGATGATAAGTCTGGGGAGATTAAAGTTTTAAATGATATAACTGTCGGAAAGTACGATGTAGTAGTAGTTACAGGTTCTACCATGCCTACAAATAGGATGGCACAGCTTGAAATGTACATGGATGCTTACGAAAAAGGTATTATTGATAAGCAAGAAGTCTTAAAGAAGACGGAAGTCTTTGATATGGAAGGCGTCTTGCAAAGAACAGATTTGATACAGCAGTTGCAATCGCAATTAGAGCAGGCAACTGAAACAATCAACCAAATGCAGGGTGACCTGCAGACGAGAGAGCGTGAAGTATATCACGCCAAGATGAAAGCCGAAATCGAAAAGACGAAGTCTGATCTGAAGGCAACTTCTAATCGGGCTAAAATGTCTGGCACTCTATTTGAGAAACGCCTAGATGACGCTTTAGGGCAAACTAAAAAAGAAGTAGCGGATGCTGCTTCAAAAGCAGGCTCACCTTCTTCGAGCCCTAAGAAGAAGCAGTCTTAAAAATAGGAGAATACTATGGCTGAAGAACAACAGATAGTAGATACCCCTCTAGTAGAAACTCATTCAGTTGATCTACAAGAACAAGAGGGTTCTTTAGTTGATGATGTCATATTCGGTGGAGAACAAGGTAGTGTCTCGGAAGCCTTTGAGGACGTTGGTGCACAGACTCCAAGTGAGGAAGTAGCTCAACCCCAAGAAGAACCTTCAAGCCCACCAGAAATGGGCAATGATGAAGTTCGGTATCAGTATTGGCAATCTCAGGCTGATAAGATGCGTAATGAGCGTGATCAGTTGCAGCAGCAATTTAATACAATAGCTACTCAACAGACACCTCAGCAACCGCAGGAAGAACCTGAAGTTGAACCTGAACAAGAATTTCCAGCTCCACCCGAGAAACCGCAGAAACCTTATAATTTTTCAATGGATGAAGCGATGGCTGATCCATCTTCTGATAGTGCTAAATTTGCTCAACAGGAGCAGGCTTGGCGTGATGACATGGATGAGTACAAAAACTTACAGTTTGAGTACCAAATGGCTATGATGCAAGATGAGCGTGATCAGTTGAGGAAAGAACGCACAGATGATATCCAGCGTCGTGAAGCTGAACAGAAGCAGGTAGAACAACTTGATGGAGTCAGAAAGCAAGTTATGAGTCAATTTAAAGTTGACCAGAATGTTGCAGATGACTTTATTCGAGTTATGTCTGATCCTTCTTCTATCAGTATTGATAATCTTTGGAAATTATATGCCACTGATAAGGGTTATGGCTCCCCTCAAACACAAGCAGCTCCTTCGGGAGATTTTCAGCAAGTGAAGAGGGCACAGCAAATACCTGCATCAATGGGGGTTATGCCTTCTCAAAGTAGACAGAATGAGGGTTCTATGGAAGATAAGATTATAGACAGCATGATTGCTGACTATGATAAACAGAACCCTTGGAGTTAAAAACTAATAGGAGTTAACTATGGCAAACGTATATAGCATCAGTTCAGGTGCAGGTATGCAGTCAAGCTCGATTGATCATTCAAGACGAATGTACAATTTTGGCGAAAAAGTTGCTGAACTCGCTCCGAAACAGTCTCCATTCTTCACTTATTTATCTAAAGTAGCGAAGAAACCTACAGATGATCCTGTTTTTAAATTCTTAGAACAGCGTCATCAATGGCAACGTCGTAATTTTGAAGTTAAAACAGCAATGACTACCTCCGCACACGCTGGTAGTGATGCTAACTTTAATCTTACTAATTTGCAGGTTGATTGTCTATATGATAAATATGGTAGAGTCGTAACCACAGCAGTACTTCCGAACTTCATTTTAGAAGGTCAGATTGTTATAATTGAATGTGAATACGACGCAAACGGTTCTGATGCAGGTGTCGGTTCTGAAACTGCAGCTAAAGCATATTATAGAATTAACGCAACTCCAGATGTAAGCAATGCTGCTTATGCTGAGATTGATGGTACTTTTATAAAAGTTGTTTATAAGCCTACAGCTTCAGTTAACGGTGAGATCACGGAAGCCTCTGGCTCCAAGTTGATCTTCCGTGCCGATGGCAAGGGTCAGATCACTGGTTCAGCTTTTGCTGAAGGATCAACCGATCCAGAAGGATGGAAAGACGAGTTCTATGATAGGGAAGGATATTGTCAGATTTTTAAAACGGCAATCTCTTTGTTTAGTGGAACTACATTAGCAACCCGGTATCGTGGTGTGTCTAATGAATACAAGCGAGTATGGCAAGAGAAGTTAATGGAACACAAGATGGATTTAGAACATGCAATGATGTTTGGCATTGGTTCTGACGATTCCACATCAACTGGCCCAGTAAGACGGTCATGGGGTATTGTACCCTATACAGAAGCTTATGGTAAAATCAAAACTTTTACTTATGCTTCTTCGACTTACGACGACATAATTGATGCAATGGAAGACGTCTTTTCACCAGAGTCAGGCAACAGCGGTAATAAACTCGTTCTTGCTTCACGCAAGATATTGTCTTACTTTAACAAACTCGGCAGTAGTTCTTTCTTAGGTAACACTATGGCACTTGGTCATACCGCTACAACTAGTGGTGGATCAAATGGTTATGGCTTAGATATCCAAGGCGTTAAAGGTGCTTTTGGTCATCATGTAACTAGAGTTAATACTCTATATGGTGATCTGCATCTAGTCGAACAGCCTCTATTTAGAGGTATGTGGGAAGACTATGCTATTATGGTAGACCTTAAGAATGTCGCTTACCGCCCATTGGCTGCAAATGGTGTATCTCGTGATACGCACATTATTACCAATGTACAAAATAACAACGTTGACGGACGGAAAGATCAAGTATTGACCGAAGCAGGTCTTGAAATTTCTTTACCTGAAACTCATACCTTGTTAAAATGGGCATAA